ATCATACCCAATCCTCTTAGCTAATCTAGCAAAAGTTACACGATTAAAATAATCCAAACATTCATCTACAACAGATAATATAACATCGTCACCATAAGTAAGAAAGTCAACATTTACGTCGATTGTTTCAATCGCACTAGGTAAGTCATGGATTTCTCGCGTCATTTGGTACACAACATAAACCAACCAAACATTAGTAATTGAATTAAAGAGATCCGTTAAAGGATTTCCACTCTTATTCCCTTGAGCAGACTCTGCCACACAATTACCTATAAGATGCAAGCTACACTGCAACGTTTGGATAAGTGCGTGTCTCTCATTAACATTTTGCACCCCATAATAATGATCAGTGACTGCTAAGAAAAAAATCAAAAGCTGCTGGTTGCACTGTTCCATCATAATTTTTATAATCAACATCAAAACCAACATCACTACGTTCCCTAAGAACTTCATAGTATCTACCCCAAACACTATCTTTATCTTTTCCTATACCATGATGTAACTTGAAACCAGCATGACGCTTATAATAATCTGTAAAATGACCAAAATATTTACGACAAAGTAACGTATACACCACACAAGGTTGTTCAAAAACTCGAGTTTTACCAATTCGAGCTTTCTCCAAACTCACTAGCTCATCCTTAAGTGTGGATACCCAAAAAGTGGTCATACACCTACCACTTTTAATATCTTGCTCACATTTATTATAAAAATCTATTATAGTACAATCCCAAACAGGAATACTATATTGACGAGCTTTCTCAGACCAGTCATATCGTAAGGTTTCTACACTACCATCAAGACGAATTCTTTGCTCAACAGAATCAAAAATTTCAGTTTTACCATTAGAAAACCATAAACCCCAATAACCTGCTCCCGTCTTCATCACCAAATGTTCCATAGTGCCAAATCCATTCAAGGATTCATCAAACGTCAAAGCTCTAGCCTCTGGGTCTGGAAAAATCTTCTTACAAAAATGTTTAACCGCATTCATAGTATAAATAACTGGGACGACTCTTTCTGCCGCCACAGTATATTTTTGTGCCCCAGTAATCAATGGATGCCTAACAACACCTGCAACATTAACCGATGTTTTCACACTAGGTAAATATTCATTAGTCCAATTACGATGTATGAAGTCAGTACCATCTCCCAATGTTCGCTTGCGATACTTGGTATTAACGGGTGTCCATCTTTGTAATGGACACCCGTTAATTTTAATTTGACCAACCAAAGGCATAGTATCAGTGTGCCAAAGGTCTTTAAAGTAAGCAGGAACCTCACTAATCTCGACTTTCGCAATTTCCTCTAAAATCAACGGTTCAACATGTTTAACCTCCTGCACTGAATCTAACAGAGTTTTTGCTAATTCAACAGACTCTCTAATT